AGAAGTACCTTTTATGAGTACTATAATAATGATGAGGACTTTAGACAAAAGGTAGATGATCTTAATAATGTAGCTAAGGACTTTGTAGAGTCTAAGATGTTTGAGAATATAAGTAATAATGATAGTGGACTAATTAAGTTTTATTTAGCTACTAAAGGTAAAGATAGAGGCTATGTACCTAGAAATGAAATAGCCACAGATGGAATGCCTACTAACTTTCAAATAGAGATAATTGACTCCACTACAGAAGATAAAGACTAATGTAGTTTTTAAGCATCTACAAAATTCTACTTCTAAGATAACCATAGAACAGGGCGGTACTAGGAGTGGTAAGACCTACAATATACTTTTATATCTCATCTTTGACTACTGTACTAACAATATAGGTAAGACTATTACTATTTGTAGAGATACGTTCCCAGCTCTTAGGTCTACTGTGATGAGAGACTTCTTTGAGATACTAAAAAAGAATAACTGCTACTTTGAGGAATTTCATAATAAGTCAAGCTCTGAGTATAAGCTCTTTGGGAACTTAGTAGAGTTTATTAGTGTAGACCAGCCACAAAAGATTAGAGGTAGAAAGAGAGAGCTACTATTTTGTAATGAGGCTAATAGCTTAGACTTTGAAACTTGGCAACAGTTAATATTCAGAACTCAAGAGAAAATCATAATTGACTATAACCCTAGTGATGAGTACCACTGGATATATGATAGAGTAATACCTAGAGAGGACTCAGAATTTTTTAAGACTACCTATAAAGATAATCCTTTTTTAGATCAAACTATTGTAGATGAGATAGAGAGACTAAGAGAAACAGATGAGCAGTACTGGAGGATATATGGACTAGGAGAGAGAGGGTTTAGTAAAGCTACTATATTCCAATACAATGAAGTAGACAGCATACCAGAGGATGCGGAGTTTGTGAGCTTTGGTTTAGACTATGGCTATACTAATGATCCTACAGCACTTATAGGTATTTGGAAAAAAGACTACAGCATATACCTAAAAGAATATATCTACCAGACTATGATGACTGGAGCAGATATACATAAGAAGCTAAGAGAGATAGGAGTAAATAGAGAGCTTATCTTTGGGGACTCAGCAGAGCCTAGATTAAATGATGAGCTGAGGAGAATGGGATGGAATATAAAAAATAGTGTCAAGGGTAGAGACTCAGTAAATGCTGGGATAGACCTACTCAAGAGATACAAAATAAATATACTCAAAGATAGCCACAATGCTATACAAGAGTTTAGAAACTACAAATGGGTAGAGGATAAAAGTGGTAAACTAACTAACAAACCAGTAGATAAAAATAACCACTTAATAGATGCCTGTCGCTATGGATGTTACTCTATAATGAGTAGAGCAAACTTTGGTAAGTATGCTATCCGTTAAAATCTAGAAATTTTACGTTATATTATTATGAAACTAAAGATTAATGTACCTAATGATTTAGGGGAGATTAAGCTATCAGATTATGTCAAGTATCTGAAAGTGCTAGAAGTAAATGAAGATGATGCTAATAGTGATGTATTTGTGCATCAAAAAGTATTAGAGATATTTTGTGGAGTGCCACTACTAGAGGCAGTAGAATACAGGATGTCAGATGTTAGAAAGGTAGTAGCTATAATTACTAATACCCTAAACAAACAGCCAGAGCTAGTAAGGACTTTTAAACTAGGAGATACTGAGTTTGGTTTTATACCTAAGCTAGATGATATGACTTTTGGAGAGTATGTAGATCTAGACAGTAACTTAGGGAACTGGGATAATATGTATAAAGCTATGGCAGTGCTATACAGACCTATAAAGCAAAAGGTAGGGGATAAGTATATAATAGAAGAGTATAGAGGGGATGCCTACTATGATGCTATGATACATACTCCTATGGATGCAGTAGTAAGCTCTATGGTTTTTTTTTACAATTTAGGGAGAGAATTGTCAGTAGCTATGACGAAATATTTGGAGGAGGAGGGAATGCTGGAGGACTCGATGCTTTCTCAAATTTCTCTAATAAATGGGGGTGGTATCAAAGCATACAAGCACTTAGCCAATTTGATGTAATGAGAATAGATGAGGTTACTAAGCTAAATGTACACCAGTGCCTATATGCTCTAGCCTTTATGAAAGATAAAGCAGAATTAGAAAGAAAGAATATAAAAAAGAATTTTAAATGACAGCAATTACTCACAGAGGAGCTATAGCTTATTATGATGTTATGGAAACCTTAAAAGACTTACTACTAGCAGATGTAAATGTCAATACAGTAACTAGAGGGGATATAACACAGGTTAATCTAAATAAAGCTGATATGTTCCCACTATCTCATATAATGCTAAACAACGTATCTGAGAATGGTCAGACTATGACTTTTAGCTTAAGCATACTAGCTATGGATATAGTAGACTTTAGCAAAGAAGAGACTACAGATATCTTTAGAGGTAATAACAATGAGATGGATGTACTTAATACTCAATTAGCAGTACTAAACAAGTTTATACAAAAACTAAGAAAGGGTACTACTCATAGAGAGGGATACCAAGTAGATGGTAGTGTAACTCTAGATGCTTTTAAGGATAGGTTTGAGAATGAACTAGCTGGATGGAGTGCTACATTTTCTTTAATAGTAATGAACAATATAGATATCTGTGAGAACTGATAACTTTAAAAAAGCACTAGAGCAGATAAGAGACCAGATAGTAGAGGACTCTAAAAAGAACTTAGCAGAGCAAGGTAAGACAGGAAAGCTATATGAAAGTATAAAGGGTACACCTATAAAACAAGATAAAGGTAGTATGTCCTTTGAGATTAAGATGGAGGACTATGGACTCTTTCAAGATAAAGGGGTTAAAGGTAAAGATCCTAGTAAGGTAGTAGGAGGAGAGAAAGCTATAAGAGGGCAACAAGCTCCTAATAGTCCTTACAAGTTTGGTAGTGGTAATATGAGTGGCACTTTTGACAGCTTCTCTAAGAGTGTAGGAGATTGGGCAAAGGCTAAAAACTTTAGGCTAAGAGATGAGAAAGGTAGATTTGTTAGAGGTACTTATGAGACTATAGGAAAGATAATAGCTAGAAACATATACTATAGAGGATTGAAGCCTAGCTTATTTTTTACTAATGCTTTTGAGAAAGTGCAGAAAGATATGAGTAGCCAATTAGAGACAGCCTTAAAATTAGATACAGAGAAAATGATAAAAATAACAGCAAACAAATGAGCAAGATTAATGTAAGAAGTCCATACTATATCCACGATACAGTAAGTAACTTAACTACTGATAGAATAGATATCTATATATACACAGGTACTCAAACAACAAGTAGACCTACTACAGCTACATATAGTTTAAGTAGTAATGCTATAGATGACAAAGTTACTTTTGAGATCAGTGAGCTTATAAAGGACTATTTTGAGAATGACTTTGATGGAGATTATGCTAGTGATTTTTACTGGATAGATTATGAGATATTTAGGAGTGTTAGTGGAGGTGCTGAGGTAAGTCAAGGTATAGTACAGCTAAGAGCTTTCTATGGTTATGGATATTATGAAGAGGGAGTTAATCCACAAAACGATAGCGGACTATTACAGACTAATACTAAAATAGTAAAGCTAGATGATGCTCCAGCAGTAATACCTGTAGATACTTCTAAGACTACACAGGTTACATATGAGCTAAATGGAGAGCAAGTATATACAAAGGCTATAGCTAGTAGTACAAGTAGTACTCAACAGATAGAGTATGTAACTAATGGAGTCAATGGAGCTGATGAGTATGAAGATAGAGTACTACAAGATGGAGGTACTTTTGAGGATAGCGTATGTCTACAAGAGTTTATAGATGACTTTACTTTATTTGACTTTGATACTATTTATGTAGATACTTCTGATGGAGTCATAAAACTAACAGTAGAGAATGTAGAAGAGTGTAAGTACCAGCCTTATAAGATAACCTTTATTAATAAGTTTGGAGTATTCCAAGATTTATGGTTTTTCTTACTAAGCAAAGAAAGGCTATCTACAAAGAAAGAAGAGTATAAAAGAAATATAGCTATAGATGGTAGCTATACTGTAAGTAAGCATCAAAACAAAGTACTTACAAAGAATGGTAAAGAGAAAGTAACTCTAAACACAGGATACTATCCAGAGGAGTATAATAATGTATTTAAAGAGATGCAACTAAGTGAGGACTGCTGGATTGAGGTAGATGGTCAAACTTTACCTATTAATATAGCTGATAGTGGTTTTGAGTATAAGACTCATCTAAATGATAAGCTAATAAACTATACTGTAGAGATTGACTATGCTTATGATACTATAAACAATATAAGATAGATGCAGATAATAGAGCTATATATAAATAATACTAGAGTAGACTTATTTGAGGATGAGAGTGTAAGTATTACTGACTCTATACAGAATGTTAGAGATATAAGTAAGATATACACAGCTTTCTCTCAGCAGTTTAATCTACCAGCTTCTAAGACTAATAATAAGCTATTTAAACACTACTATAATTATGATATAGATAATGGCTTTGATGCTAGATATAAAGCTATAGCAGAGATAAAGCTAAATGGGGTTACTTATAAAAAAGGTAAGATAAGACTAAATAGTGTTGATCTAAAAGATAATGTGCCTTATTCTTATAAGGTTGTATTTTTTGGGGATACTGTAGAGCTTAAAGATTTACTAGCTGATTTGTATTTAAGTGGCTTAACTTATGACAGCAGTACAGAGTTTACTTATAATGCTACTAATATTTGGAATAGGTTTACTGCAACCGAAACTAGTCCACCAGATGATGTAGTAGTGCCTCTAATTGCTCACAGTAAACGCTTTGAGATTAATGCAAGTGGAGAATATAAAGAGCTTAATACTACAAATGATTTAGATTATATAGATTTAAAACCAGC